TGATTAATTGGTAATTCTTGCACGTTTTCAATCTATTGAGACGTTATAGACGAAAACGGAGTAAAACATGATGTACGAATTACACACGCGAACAATTACATTTTAAACTAAAAGCAACAAAACAAACAAAAACAAAAAAATCTGATTTTTACCCCTTATTCTATAAAACCATGAGAGACGAAACAAAATACAATCTATTTATTTGAAAAACAATAGATTGAACCTATGTCTTTTTAGAAGACGCTTTTAAATATACAGACGATGAAACAAAAAAAGTCTGATTAAAAGGATTGACTGGATTTGAACTTGAATTTCATACGCAAGAAGACGCAGACGAGAGCCTAGGAAATCTATTTGACGGAGAATGATTTGATTTTTATATTCAATATTTACAACGTACTGAAGACCCTAATTGTACGTATTACGACCGACAAGAACAAGTAAAATCTGAAAGAGATTCTGATTACGACGAAAGCTATTGCAATGAAAAATGCGTAAGAGACGCCCTAGAATATGCAAACGAGAAAGAATGAGAAGATTATGAGTATACAAATTGTATTTGATGCTGAAGACATATCAACGAAGAAAACACAAAAGCCGAAAATTACGAATATTTTATAAAGGAGAATTTGGAGAAATTACAAGCCCTTTATAAAGAATATGAAGAATAATCTGATTTTTAACCCCTAACCAATTTATAACCATGAAAACAACTTATATTTTATGAACAAGCGACGATTGATATTGTTTATATTGCTGAACGCTTGGAGAATGTATAGATAGACTATTTTATGAAGTAAAACGCTGTGATTATAGAGAAATTACTGAATATTCGATATGTAAAGTAAAGCATCCTGAAAATCTGACTCTTGACTGGTGAATGGCTTGAGATTGTTATTTTTTAGAAGAAAACGAAGAAATAGCTGATGAAAACGATGAAATATTGCAAAAATGAAAAATAATCAGATTAAAAAAACCTGATTTACAATTTATAAAAAAACATTTATCCCTTACTAATAACTAACCATGAAAAAATTATACATAATCTACTGAAAAAGTAGAAACTACAACTGAATAGAATTTATGGACTATTCACTTATTGAAAAATCATCAAATGAAAATCTGATGATAAAATGATGCGATTTTATGCGAATTTGAGAAACAAAAAAACAAACAAAAGAAACATACGAAAACCGACTTGAAACACAAAAAAAGAGAATTGAAGAAAAATGATACAATTACCGAGACGTTATCCATGAATTGAGATATTGCGTTGAAAATAAACATTTACATATTAACCATTAAAACACCATGATAGAACGAAAAACTTATAAAAATAAAATCATAAGCTGACTATACGAACGAGTAGTTTTAACTTATGAAGTACTAGAAAATGGAGATGAGAAATTACTTTTTGCTAGTACATGAAAAAGCGATACGAAGATATTAAAAAAGATACAAAAAAACTTTTTTGATAGGATACCTTGCTGAAAAACAATCACAAATGATTGGTATAATTCAGAATGAAAACTTTTATAATATAACCCCTTACTAACCATGAAAACAACTAAAAACTATATAAATTCAATAAATTTTTATTGAACAGATGAAAACTATATACACTTCAAATTTTGAGATTTGAGAAAAAGCTATAACTTCACAAAAGAATTTTGTGAAAAATACCCAGTTTTTGCTGAGGAATTTTGAAAATATTTTGACTACGAAGAAAGTATTTTTAAAAATCCACGAGAAATTGTTTTATATGTTTATAACTACAAAATCCCTGTGTATTTCTATTTCAATTTTAGTGATACGCCTTGCTATAGTAAACGAGACGCTATAAGATATTTAACAAGGGAATATATGGGACAAAATAAAGACAAATTATACACTTATACTTGACTATGAAAATATCAATGACTAGATACAATTTCAACAGCTAATTTTTAACTCTTAACCAATTATAACCATGTTTAAAATTACAGATGAAATGAAAAAACGAGCCGAAGAAAATAAAGAATGACTGGAGAGTCAATTTATTGACACAAAAAGAACCTATTGAGTAGCTTTTTGTGATAAATTCTATAGAGAATGTAAATGAAATTTTGATACTCGATGAATGGACGATTTATACATAATGTATGTATGAGACGTACAATGAATGACAGTAGTTATTGACTGAGATATACGGCGAGATACTACTGAAGAATTTTTAGATTATATTGAAGAATTAGAAAACAAAATAATAAATCTGAATGAAAAATTTAAGAAATAAGAAAAAGCCGACTACTAGAGCCGACTTTCCCCTAACCTTATTCTGTTTATACCATGAAAACAGAACGTATCCATAATGGATACGATTTGACTTATAAATTTATTTTAATAAAAATCAACTAATTTTTATCCCTAACCAATTATAAATGGCAATAAAAAAAAGTCTATCAGAATGACAGCTTTTTGAATTAAGAGACCATAGAGATAGCACAGCATGAGAACTGATTAAATGTTATAGCCCTGCTCAAATATCTTATATGGATTGAATAGATGAGAGAACCGTAAAAACAAGTAAGAAATATCTACCAGTAAGAGTGGATTCTTGACCTGCTATGGATAGATATAGGAGATGACAGCAAACAAAACCATATAGGATAATGTATATCAGACTAGATGAGATAAGAGCGTTATACCGTAGGAGAACTGGGAATACGCTAGAAATAGAACTAAAATAAAACAAAAAGCTGATTTCTGAGTATAATTGTTTTTTATTTTCTAACTTTTATCAAAATGAAAATAACGAACAAACTACTACTAGAACGATTGCAACATTTAGAAAACAATCAATATTCAGAAAACACAATCGAGAATTACTTTACGGACGTAAAACTATTCTTAGAATATCTGAAACACAAAAACACAATTCTGACTGTATCATCTGATGATTTAACACTTATAGAAATTGAAAACCGAAAAACTACCTTATCGAAAACTTTAACGCCTAAAACTAGCATTTACTATACGATAAGACCTACCATTTCACAGTCAACAATCCAGTCAAAATTAATAGCGATTAAATCATTTTTAAAATATTTGAACTATTACTATGATGAGTGATTAGATTTTAGAAAAATAGAAATAAAAAAATGTAAATCTGATTACATTGAATGCTTAACAGATGAAGAGCGGAAAACGTTTTACAACTACATTTGAACTTATGAGAAATATAGGATAAACTCATTGAGAATGCAGTTGTTATGCAACATTGCATACACTAGCTGATTGAGATTATCTGAAATTCTATCATTGAAAATTGAAGATATAAAAAAATCTGAAACTAGGATTACATGAAAATGAAATAAAACTAGATGGGTATTCTTCACTAACTCTAGTCAAGAACTGTTGGAAAACTATCTTGAAGAAAGGAGTAAACCTACACCACGAACATGAAAAACGGTCATTCAATCAGATTTTATTTTTACTTCTCTAAATATCTGAAAGTACAGTTGAGAACCTATGAAAAAGAATACTGTATGTGAGAGAATAAAAAAGTATTCAGATTCTCTTGATATTGGTAAGAGAATTACTATTCATTCACTTAGACACAGTTATGCAACGAAATTATTAGAAAGTGGCTTGAATATTAGGGAAATTCAAGAATTACTATGACACTGTGATATACAAACAACAGAATGATATTGCCACGTATTAAAGAGTTCTTTAAAAAATAAGGTTAGCCTAGTTTTTACCTAGAGAGATGAATTTTGAAAAAAGACTTGACAAAGCTAGGAAGATTGTTATACTATAGACGTAATCAATAAGTAATCGAAAATATAAGGTCGTGGGTTCGAATCCCACCCCTCCCAAATGTAATAGCGATATTAAATTTGAGATATAGTCGATTACTTAGGTAGTCGGCTTTTTCTTTACGACAAATAGAGATAGTGAGCTGGCTACAATAGATTACAAATAATTCGACGCTCACACCAAATATGAATCAAAAGATGAACTAAGTAGTCTATTGAGATATACGAAGGGAGTAAACATGAGCGTCGTTTACTCCCTTTTTATTTATTACTTTTTATACCTTATTACAACCATGAAAATGGAACTTAGAGATGTTTATCGCAAATCATTCCCCTCGTTTGAATGCAAATCTGAACGATGGCAAATCATTCAATGATTAAACCAAAAAGATGCGTGTACAATTATAAATGCGATGTTTGAATTTTGGGAACACTGAGACTTATCATTTGAAATACAAGAGTCACTCGAAAAGAATTATCTACTGAATGTGATATGGCACTACTTTAAAGTTTATTTTTTAGAACAGAAACTACAAAAATTCCACGATTTAAAAGAGAAAGAAAAATAAATGGTATCATTCATAAAAATCCCAGACACAGTATTACAAGATAGAAATCTAAATCACACACAGATATTGCTGTATGGGGTTATTATGAGTCTAACTAAAAAAGAGTGATACTGCCGAGCCAGTAATAGAACTTTATGAGATATGCTTTGAATATGAATATGGATGGTACAAAACAGTATAAAGAAACTAAAAGAAGAATGATATATCTCAGTGGAGATAGAAACCAATAACAAAAGAAAGATAACAGTTGTTAGCCATGTGAAATATCACATGGGGGTATGTGAAATATCACATGGGGGTATGTGAAATATCACACCCAATAATAATATAGAATATTTATTTACTAACGTAAATAAAATACCTCCTAAAAAAAATGAAGAGAAATCTGCCACTAGTTGAAAGCGTAAACGCACCACAAACGAACACCTCCTAGTTTGAGAAAAAAAAGAACAGTTTAAAAAATTTTGGGATACCTATCCCCATGTATCAGGGAGAAGTAATAGGAAAGCAAGTATACCAAGGTTTCTCGAACTAGATACAGGTCAAGTATTGTTGTGAGCCACATTGCTAAAACGAGAGGTAGAAATCTGAAAGCAAGATGGGGATTATGTGAAAGCAGCAGAGAGATGGCTAAAAAACTTTACCCCAATAAATGAAACACAAAAAAAGAGAAGACTAATGTCGATATTTGAACGACACATGAAACAACAAGATGGGAAGAAAGAGAGAATGGAAAGGCTTATACAAGACTTCCCAGATGTAGACTTCAAAAAGCTACGTGAAGAACTGAGCGAAAAGAACTCACTACTGCACAAAATGACTTTTACTTAACTAATCCTAGAGACAGATGGATAAAAACCTAATCGAATGGTGCAACGCATATCCGAACATAGAAAAGTGTTCTATCCAAACGTTTTGTGATGACAACAAACAAGATAGGTCTGATTCTAGGATTATGAAAATGAGTAGAGAAAATCTGAAATGGTGTGAGGACTTACAAAAAAAGAAACATTATGGAGTATTCTTTAGTGTGAACCCCATGAATGAGTGAAAAAGGAGTAAAGAAGATGTAAAATTCATTCAGACTTGGATTTGTGACATTGACACTTGAACTAAGGAAGAGCAACTTGAACTTATTGAGAAAGCCCCATTACAGCCATCACTAGTAGTAGAGAGCGTACATTGATTCCACTTGTACTACTTGGCTAACAAGAACCTTACAGAAGAAGAATATACAGCATGAAATATGGGGCTTATGAACTACTACCATTGAGATATAAAGGTAGTGAAAGACACAGCTAGAGTATTACGTTTGCCGTGATTTATGCACTGTAAAGGAGAACCTACAAAAATCTTATACAGATACGATATGGGGGTATGAAAGCATTACTCTTGCGAACAAATGTTATTAGCATTTCCATTCCAAGATGAAAAGAAAGCTGAACCAATACAACATCCGATAAAGAAGATAGAGAAAGTTTGGGATTGAAGTGACAACTATCGAGAGAAAGTAAACCAATTAGACAATAAACAAATGCTGTATGAACTTAGTGGTACTAGATTTGTTGATTACCAAGTTATCACTTTCAAACCATGTAGTACATGAGAGCAGATATACTGTGACTGAAAGGAAACATCTTGTTGGATAGACCATCAATGAATGATAGGTAGTTCAGATGATGGTTGACCACATCGAATATGTCGATTACGCCGATATGCTAGACAAAGGGGGCAAGAACTCGATTTTAAAGATTTGGCTAAGTGGCTAAATGCTAACCACCCAGAGCTAGAGAACAAGAAGAAATTTAAACTAGAAGAGATAGAACAAGCAGAAATTATCTGAGACATTAAAGGCTATGTTTACCCTAGTTCAGTGTTTGATTCATTTGAGTGTTTCACAAGCTGAGAACTAGTTACAATAGTGGCAGAGAGTAACTCATGAAAGACAACATTTGCAATGGATTTAATCTACAAAAATTCAAGCCTTTGAAGAAAGGGACTATACATAAACCTAGAGTTCAATGTGGAGAATGTTTGGAAGAACAAACGACTACGAATGAACGGAAAGACTAAGAGAGATATGACAGACCTAAATCCAATGACACCGACAGAGAAACAAACGATGAAGAAATATATTGAATCTATGATGTCTAAATATGATAGCATAAGTAGACCTAGTGGAATCGATTTGGCAGACTTGGAAGAATTGATTTATACAAAATCCAAAGAATGATATGAGTTATTTATAGTGGATTCATTCTCTAGGATACATGGTAACCTTGACTGAAAAAACGCAAGAGGTTTCCAAAACAAATGTATGGAAGAATTACAAGAGTTGGTTCAGAAATTAAATGTGGCTATTGTATTACTACACCACACCAACAAGAATTGAACCTTTGAATGAACCCAAAAGATAATGGATTTGTCAAATGTATTCATACTGATTCAAAAGGAAGAGAATGAGTATTGAGAAGAGTACAGGAAATACACATTATCCAAGGATAAGTTTGTAAGCAATAAGACAGTGAATGCTGTATATAGGCAATGAGAATATGAGTTAATTTAGTCTTAAAAATATACCAATGTGAATAATAAAGAAAATCGCTAGTTTGTGGCAAAAAGAACCCACTAAGAAAGAAGAGGTATCAAAGGATACGTGAATATGGATTAACATAGAACGTAATCCATCTAAGCTAGGTAAGAGATACATAGCCAAGATGTATAAAGATTGAAAGCTGATTGCGTCATATCCTGCTAATCAGATTTCAGAAATAGATTTAAAGTTTTTTAACCCTAACCAATAATAACCATGACAACACAGGAACTAAAAGACCTCTGATTCTACATCATTCAAACAGATGATGGAGATAGGTACTTACGAGAGGTATATGCTAACCATCAGTTAGAATATATCGCTAGTAGTAGAGAAGAGGCAGAAGACAAACTAGAACAGCTTTTTACTTCCTTTAATTCATAGCCATGAAACTAAATTATTTGTGAACTGTGTATCACTACAAACCAGAATATGATATAGCAGACTTCGTGAGGGCAAACTGTATAGAGGAATACAGACCTCAAACAATAATAAAGCTGATGAAGGCTCTATATCCGATTCGATTAAATGAGAATCGACCAGAATTCTGTGAAGAAAGTTTTTAAACCCTAACCAATTATAACCATGACAGACAAAAAATTAGCCGATAAGGCAATCGACATTAAGTGAAAATCTTATGTCCAAGTAAAGGACAGAATCCAATATCTATCAGACAATTACGATGGTAGATATGAATTAGAGAGTGAATACGCTTACTTTCCAGAAAGAAAAATGCGAGTAGTAAAAGCCACTCTCACTATTTGGGATAAAGACCATAATCATGCTAGAGTTTATCAATGACTAGCCCAAGAAGTAGAAACCGAGAAATACTGACAGGTCAATACTACATCAGCATTAGAGAATGCAGAGACATCGGCATGGGGTAGAGCATGTGCAGCATTCTGATTGTGAATTGATAGTACATGATGAATAGCATCAGCTAATGAGATGCAAAAGGCTATGAATAGAGAGAAAGCTATGAAACAAGCTACTGAGGATGTGTTGTTTAAAGATGATGAGCCTAGCAATCCAGAGCCTACATGGTTTGAGAAAGCTAAACAGAACACAAAGTTCATGCAGGACTGTTTAGATGAAGATGACTGTATCAAAAAAATCAAAAATAGAGTAGCAGAAATCTGAGCTAAAATGACAAAGCAACAAGAGACAGATTTGAGAATCTGTTATCAGAATGCTAAGGCAATGGAGAATGTTGTAAACGATTTACCCTTCAATTAAAAATATGATAGAAATATTATGAGTAATGCTAGGTACTTTCGTTATGCAACCACTGGATTATGATTTCGATTATAGTCCAGTGGAACAAGTATCCATACAGCACAAATGATACAGATTAGATAACGAAAGACAGTTTATGGTACAGAGAGCATACGAGCTTGGTTGATTAGATTTCGTTACCATGATAGAATGTGAAAGCTGATTTAACCCTAATGCTAGATGAGATAGTGGTAGAGCTTATTGATTATGTCAGATGAACGACAGATGGCATAAAGTATCAGAAGAGTATAAGAACTCTTGGGAAGAACAGCTAAGAGTATGTTATGAGAAATGGAAAGGCTGAACTAAATTCTATTGACCGAATAGAAAGATTAATGGTCAGCTTTGTAAAGATTATGTTTTAGATAGATTCGTGATTAAATGAAAAAACTAATTCTGATTATAGTAATAATGATAATACTAGTAATAGTACGGTGGGAATATGAGATAAGTATTCCTGTAAGTTAAAAGAGATGGAATGCTGGATGCCTTAAAGAACAGACAGTGGCTGCAGGAACTGTTAGATGCTTGCAGGTAATTAGGGTTTCGCTCTTGCTCAATGGTGCGATACATTCCTATGAACTAGGACGGCTGTTGGGACTGCAGTGTAGGACAACTGTCTGGGACTTGGCTGTTGGAGAGTGCCTCGTTCGAGCCGAGGGTTTTTCATTGTGGGGGTATCAAATCACTTAAACGATACCCTCCTTAACGAGATTTATTTATTAGATATTTAAAGATGAAAGAAAAATCTGAAAGGAGAAACTGTGTGAAATGCTGAAGAAATCTGAAAGAGAATCAGAAACTATGGTGCTGAGAATGTATCAAGCTAGTAGATGCTGAGCTTAGATGAGAAACTAATAAACCATATCAATACTTCTTTAAACGAAACCTTAAACATAAAAAATAAAAATAACCTTTTATCCTGTTTATTATTTAAAAATGGCAAAACTAACTAACCTATTTGAAGACTTTAGAGATTATCAAGCAAGAAAAGTTGATAATCCTAATTACCCGCCATTAGGGCAATCAATTTTAGAACAGACTCCTACAAAGGAAGAAGTACGTAAAGCTAAACGTAAAGAGTATCAGAGGAAGTATTACGAAATGCACAAAGAAAAGATGAGAGAATATAATAGGGAGTATCAAAGAAAGCATTACAGTAAACTACCTAAAAAACATTGATTAAAATGAGTTCAGCTAAGTGTGTACAACTATATGGTTGAGCAATGTCAATTATGGGATAGAGTACCTAGATGAACACAAATTGCTAAAGCATTAGACATCTGAGAACAGACTGTATATAATGCCGTATTCTCATTAGTTAAGAAATGACTTGTAGGAAGATGACAGGCTGGTAAATACTACTTAATAAACCCACCTATTAAAGAGGAGGAAGTTAAGAAAGAACCAGAGGTTACGTGAGAAACGTTTGATGAGTCAGAGATGGTATATGTGGAAGAAAATAAATATGATGAGATGGAGGAAAAGATAAAGAGTTTAGAAGAACAGATAAGCAATAGTGTATGACATATAGACTGATTAATGAATAGTAACGCTGAATTGGAGAAGAAGAATATATATTTATTGCATCAGATAGACGAATTAAAATTGCTAATCAAACTTTTATATAAATATTTTGGGAATGTATAGTAACAATCATATTAGTATGGGGTTCTGATTATGTAAATGCTGAATGTGTAAAAACAAGCACAGAAGAAAAATTAGACAATCTGAGTATAGAAGAATAACCAAGAAACTCAGACAAGCTAAGCATAAATCAGAACTCCCACACGATATTTTAAATACAATGAAATATACGGACTAATTAGACTTTTATATTATTTACCCTTAGAAAATGAAAAAAGAAAAATCTGAATATAAATTAGAGCCGATACAATGGATAGGGATATGAATAACTATTGGAATTATAATGATGGTTTTATTTGCTAAATAAATTAGATATGCAAGGAGTAATGAAAATAAAATTAGATGGAGAGATGTTTGAGAATGTAATAAAGCAGTTAGAGAAACACAACAACGAGGAACACCGAAAAATAATATTCCATCCTAGTATAATTACTTACGATAATAGTATTGCTAAGACACGAGAACATTATAGATGGAGAAATCGTAAAAATAGAACTGTATATAAAGCTAGAAAAATACTAGGTTATGACTAATCAGACTTTTATATTATTTACTTTAGGATAATGAAGAATAAAAAGCTGAAAGAGAATATAGAATGTTTTATAAACCTATTCTGATTTATATGATGGATAATCTTCTTTGAGTATATGGTATTTTGATATTTACCATATTGTAACTAATCAGACTTTTATATTATTTACCAAAAGGGAATGAGAAGAAAAAAATCTGAATGAAATCAAAAAGTATATCATTTCAGAGTATGAACTTTCAGAAGGACATTAGAGCTTAGAATAGGAGGAACAAAAGAAGAATTTGATGAACAAGAAACTTGATTTGACTATAATCTTACTTGATGAATGTATTGGTTTAATGATGAGCATAACTGCAATATAATTTGGCTAAGAGATTATAACCTAAATACATTAGTCCACGAACTTATCCATTGTGTAGAGTGAATGTGCGAACAAGTAGGACTAGAAATGAAATGAGAGCCTCCTGCATTTATTTATGAAGAATTGTTTACTAAGATTATGATACAATGTGGAGATAAGTTTAAACTAGATGAAGACACAAAACGATTTTTTAAATCTTAATTTATTATAAAGATGTGAGAAGTTGTTTATGTAAAAGACATTAATTGAAACATTGTAGAAACAGAGATTAGAGATAGAAGAGAAGAGAGAATAAGGGAGTTAGAAGAAGAAAATAAAAAGCTGAAAGAGAGAATAGATGAGTTAGAAAAATGCAATCTCAATCTACAAGAACGGTTAGATAGGAAAGAAGAAGTGAATAAGAAGCTTAGAGAAGAACTAAGTGCATACGACAGAGAATACTTTGATGAAGATAAGAAAGCTAAGAATATATTTAAGGAAGATGATACTTATGTTTACGATGCTAAACAAGTGAGAGATATTTGTTAATCAGACTTTTATATTATTTATCTATGGAGAGAATGAAACAGGATATAAAGTATGTAAGTATAGGAATGTACAAGCAGTTAGAAGAAGAAAATAAAAATCTGAAAGAGAGAGTAAGTGAGCTAGAAGATGTAAGTAAAGATTATGATTTACTTTCTAAAGATTTCATAGCATTGTGAGAAGAAAATAAAAAGCTAAAATCAGATTTATGAGAATGTGAATGTAGCTTTTGATTTGAGAATGATGAAGTATGATTTTGGAAAAGAGAGTATAAGAGATTAAAGAAATGGATTAAAGACCATTGTAAATGATACTGAAACCTATTCCCAGAAGATGAGATGAAAAGACAATGGAAGAAAGCTGACAAGAAAAGAAAGTAATCAGATTTATTTTATTATACCTAAAGAAAATGCCAACATTAAGCAAACTAGTGTCTGCAACACAGACACACGACGCACGTACTAGAAACGGTGCAGTTACTCACTCGACTTCTCAGTCGCAGTTAGTAGACCTATTCTTTATCGCAGGTACTCTTATCTGACAAGACCCTAAGAACTACATGCAAAAATGGCATGGTGCTTACTTGGAAGATAAAGAATTAGCATTCAGACTTCTTTTCTGGATGAGAGACGTTAGATGATGAGCGTGAGTAAGAGACGCTTTTAACTATATCTATAATCAATTATCTAAGGATGAGAAAAAATATTTTGCTCATTATATACCAGAATATTGAAGATGGAAAGATGTATTTGAATTAGCAGAACAGGACTTTGATTCTTTTAAAGAATTGATTATGTACTACATAAACAAATGACCTGAATTGGATGACTTTGGACTTTTTTGTAAACGATTTCCAAGAAAGTGAGTTATATTCAACAAGGTTAGAAAAGAATGCTGATGTGACCCAAAGTATCTTAGAAAACTAATTGTAGAAAATTCTAATACAGTAGAGCAGAAAATGTCAGCTAATGAATGGGAGAAGATTCTATATGAGCATGTACCTTCTAAGGCTTTCAATAAATATCAGAAGGCTTTTGAGAGACATGATTCTGAGAGATTCAACAAATTCGTAAATGATAAGCCAGAGCAGATTAAATCTACTACATTGTTCCCTGCAGATATATATAAATGATTCACTAAGTGAAATGATGATAAGATAATCGAGGCTCAGTGGAAGAATCTACCTAACTATATAGATTATGATAAGACATTCTTGCCTATCATAGACGTATCTGGTTCAATGACATGGGGATATGGTTCAGCAGAAACAGGTATTACTCCTATCATGAACTCTGTAGCTCTAGGATTGTATCTAGCAGAGAGAAATAAGTCTATCTTTAAGAATGCGTTTATGTCTTTCTCTAGCACTCCTAAAATGCACTATATAGAATGAGACTCAGTAGTACAGAAATTCAAGTATATAAGGAACGACCCTACTATGTGATATAGCACAGATATCCAAGCTGCATTTGATTTGATTCTAAAGTCTGCACTAGATAATCATCTTACTAGAGAAGACTTACCAGATTATGTACTTATACTATCTGATATGGAGTTTAATGACGCAGACGTTTGAGGATATAGAACTAACTTTGAGATGATTAGGAGAAAGTTCAGCATGAATAATTTAGATATGCCTAACTTAATATTCTGGAATCTTAATGGTAGAATAGGTAACGTACCTGTAACTATTAATGATGATTGAGTAGCATTAGTATCTGGGTATTCTCCTGCCATCATGAAATCCGTATTAACATCTAAGGTTGTGACACCTTACGACGTAATGAAAGAAACTCTTGATTTACCAAGATATAAATGTATAGTATAGTCAACATACATGGAGACTTACAGCAACTCCTTAGGAACTAACAGCATAAATTATTTCCGAGCCTGTCTCCAGATTACAAAGAATAAAGACGACTTACAGCAACAACTTCCTTGGGGGGTATGTGTCATTGGTTCAAATCCAATCTCTCGGCTTTCGAGTGTAGCTCAGTGGTAGAGCAATACAATAGACGTCGTCTGAAATATATAAAAAGCCAAAAGATGACCTACAGCAATAGATATTCGTCTGATAAGCGAGAGGTCGTTGGTTCGAATCCAACCTATCACTATTGTGATGGTAGCTCAGTGGTTAGAGCGTTATTGTGTCATCTGTAATAGATAATTAATTGAAGGCTTACAGCAATATATATGGAATGACCGTCTAAATCATAACCCAGTCGCCTTCAGAAATAGATATTAATCGAGGACATACAGCAAAAGTCTTAGGATAACGTAACAGTCTGTAAAACTGAAACCAAGTCGTTCGAATCGACTATAAACCTGTCCTCAGCTAAAACGTATAAGAAAAAGAGGGTAAACGTTTCCCTCTTTTTTTGTACGAAGATAACTTTCTATAGTTATCTTATTTCTTTTTTCAACCTCTACCACATGGCATGATTATATGATTAGAATATAAATCTAGTCTGTGTACTTAGCAGTATCGAAATCTATATTTTCATAGTCTTCTATCTTCTGAGTCTCTCATAGTTTCTTTCTCAGCTTTCTATAGATTTGTCTATACTCATATTCTCTTCGTCTATGAGCATGGTGTAACCATGGCTTTCTACACTGCTGGCATTTACAGAGTCAGAATCACATGCTGATTTTAGTACTACTAAGCATATTGTATATATTAGGAGCTAAATCTACTTTCTTTTCTGGCCACTAATTGCTCTCTCCATTTCTTGAAGTGAAGATTGTCTCAGAAGAATGGTAATCATATATCTCTCTTCTTCACTGGCCTAGTACCATCCCATAAGATTCTATCCTTAGTTATACTCCTATCCTGAGTGCAATCAGAATGCCTTATGATATTATTTCTATCTATAGTAAAGTTTCACATAAGATATTCAACTAAATCTGTAAGTCTGATTAATTGATGAATATTGTACTCTCAGAATCATACTACTTCTATTCATAAGAATTTAGTATTTACGTTGCTGCATCATCACCAACTTCAGTTTCCTGCATGCCATAATATATCTCTAGGGTCTCATATCTTACCGCATTCTCAGTTCTCTCATATAACGAAATGAACACTGGCTTTAGCTGGACTACTTGATAAGTATCTCATGTTAGATTCAAATGTTCATCACGCTGTATGGTGGATAACTATACCTGTGCATGCATTAGTTCATGCAGATTTTTTAGTTGTATCTAATTTCTGGTTAAATGGGTACATGGCTATTTATTAGAAATTAAATGTACGATTCAATCCATATCTAAAATCTGTTCTACTACTCAATCAGTCTTAAGAACTAGCATAGGCACAGATTCTATCTGGAATTCTTCTACTGAAGTATCATCAAATCTTACCACTTGGAACTCATATCAGTTCTCTTCACACCATTTTTGAGCGTGAGGCTTGGTCACATAGCATTTTGAACAATTATCTCACTCAATGTATATAGCTTCTTTCATTTGATTTTTGGTAACGGTATAAACTGGGTTTTCTACATATTTTTTTGTCAGTCTTCTGTAGTAGAATCATCTATCTTCTGAATATCCTTTCATTTTTCTAATCTACACAGATTTTCAAATAAACAATGTCTGCAACTATCTAGGTACAAATCGTATGTACATTTATCTCATTCCTTACTGTATTCGTATTTATCCATTTCTGTATTTGTTAGGTAAATATAAAGCTCATTCCTTATACCATTCTTCTGGGTCATGTATATCCCTATATTGTAGTATATTTATCAACTCTTGCACTATCTCTGGTTTAAGCACTCTACTATTCATATTCACTAGTCTAGTTATCTGCTCTGGGAATATCTCATTAGCGAATAGGGTGTGGATAGCGTCGTGCGTTGTGACTCTTATCATCTCACAGTTTAAGTCGTTAGTATCTCATCATCTGGACTTTGGACATCGATGGTGCATATTGTAGCTCTTATCTCTTCTTCACATTATCTCACTATCAATGGATATAAAAGCAATAGAATAGCTACTAGGATTAGAATTCAGACCATGACCTTTTTTCTTTTTGCTCTTCTATTTTCTCCTCTATATATTCTTCCTCTGTTTTTAATTCTCATTGCGTTCTTATGAAGATTAAAACTGATGTGGCATCTTGCTCACGTAGGAATCTCTTAGCATTTCTTTTATCCTTAGACCAGACCATTCACGGTCTAAGCCATTGTTCCATTCACTCAAATTTTCTGAATATTGCTCGCTCATTCTCTCTAGGAAAATGTGCTATTTTGTATTCTCGTTTCATTCTCAATCCTTAGGTGTTAAATCATCTAGTTTTGATTTAAAGAGTTTTGCTATCCATTCGAATAATAGTTTTAAGGCATCTATCTCTGCCAATTGCTTACCATAGTTTATACTGTATAGATGTCAGATTACACTGTATCATTCAGCTACTATTAGGATGGATAGAATGGCTGTTGATACTAAGTCTACTCTATCGAATCATGCTCATCTCATAACTGCTATTACTATGAATGGTAACAGCCATCTAGTTAGCTTTTTAACTAGTCCTGTTACCATTAGCTTAGATTGTAGGTTTCACTGTATGTAAGCATTGATTACTCAGAATATTCGGTCTAGCACTAGCATGGCAGTCAGAATTATTAATGTTTCTTGTGCCATTCAGAAATAGTCTAGTATCATACCTAGACTAATCCCTCATGCTATGTTAATTGCAAATCATTCAGCTTCTGTCATTTAAGATTTATTATTAGAATTAAATTTAATTTTGTGGACTATTGTAGACTATGAAATCCATACGTTTTAGCATGACTCCATCATTTAGGTATACCCAGAATGAGTCACTATGTTTTATTTGATAGTAGTAAACTTGTCATCAACTGACATCCCATGTTTCATCTTTTCATGGTCATTTTACATTTTGAGTAGTAACCTCGTTTTCAAAATCTATAGTTGCTGTAATTGTATAATCTCATGCAATAAGATAATCCAAACCCTCCCACGCTGGAGATGGGATAGCATATATTTGGAACAAATAGCTATTGGTACTACCTCACATACTCCTTATTTCTGTTTGGTAATTAAGTATAGGAGATACATTTCCTTCGTATAATTGTGCAGATAATGGTATAAATTGAGCTGGCTTATTAGTTACATTCCAATAGAATGAATATATTATCTCTACCTTATAAGCATTAATTAACGAAGGAAGTCAGTTATATTGTAAATTAGCAGTTTCTCATGTTCCTCAGTTAGATACTCATGTTTCTCCTATTACTGTACTTCCTCATATACCCCATCCTCATGGAACTCCACTTCATCCACCTCATCCTCATCATGTACCTCGGTTAGAGATTACATGATAATCTATGTATTTTTGCTCTGTAGGTCGGATTTGGCTTCAATTCAAAATTACTCTCTGCACGTCTTGTCAGTTTATTACTCTTCTAGCTAAATTTTTGTTGTTTATCTTAATAGCCATTATGAATTAGGTAATATGTTATAAATTACTCAGTTCTCATAAGTTCATAGTTGGTCAAATTCTAATTGAGTTCCTTGCCATTGCTTATTGACTTCTTCACGTTTCCATGTTATACTATCTACTGCAGTACCTGTATATGCTATATTAACGCTTTCATGCACTTGGTATGTGTATTGTCCAGACGCTCATTGTCATGGTCACATATATACATCAAATTCTAGTATACCTGCACCTAATCATACGCTGTTGTGAGCTAGACAATAGTATACATCCTCTACTCAGTTATTTAATTTGATGATTGGCATATTTCAGTCTAATACCCAATCTAATACTTCCTGTGCTGTTGCTGTATCATCCCTAGACTCCAATGAGAATAGCTTTACATTAGAATCTCATCCACCACCTCAGCTTTCATCAGCCCAATAGTATGTATTAGTACCAGATTTCTTTAATACTTGTCCTGTTCTACCTTGGTTAAGAGGATTAAACATTGCTGTATTAGATATAACGTTATTTGTTATATCGATACCATCTCCTGCAGTGTAACTAGAACCTCATCCACCTCATCATCATGGAATATCAGCCCAAGCGTATCCATCGTTTGTCTTTTTCAAAAACTGTCCAAGACTACCTGCATTATCTGGGTCAAATGGTAGCGTATTTGAAACTACATTATTAGTTATATCTATCCCATCTCATGCAGAGATTGGGTCTTGTTTCCCATTCCAAGTGTTCTTCTCTTGCTGAGTAACGAATAGGTTTGTAGTTCCTTGTGTTATATCATCTGATGTATCTACGGTCTTATCGAAGAAGTTACTAGTATCTATTCATGTTCATCATACATAACTCCATTGTGTTCAGTCCCATGAGTACATTCAGTCTTCTCATTCTACGAAGTATGTATCTCATACTGTTCAACTAGCAGGCAAATCTGATAGAGAATTCACTGTTCCTTTATAAACTAGTACGTTTGGAAGAGTAACACTTATTTCATTATTTTGGTCTATAGAGACATTAGTTCCTGCTGTGTATGTTGTATCAGTCCATGGAATATTCACTACAGCTTGATTATCTGCGTTAAGCTGTACTGGATATGTTCTTCATGCTTCTGTTGATGGAAGTTCTGCTACTATTGTCTGCTTAGTATCTGTACCTAATTTGATTATTCAGAGAGTAGATGCAGTAGCTACATTTATCTGTACTCATCCTCATCATGTTCAGAATTCTATCCATACTCATGTTCATGGGTCGTAGTATAGTTTTCAGTCATTAGCATAGATAAATCTGATATAATCTCATGATGTAGTCTTCCAATTCAGAATTATTCAGCTTTGTGTCCATCAGTCTTCTGCTAGGATTTTACCAGTAGTAACTCACACAGGGAAATCATCATCTGGCTGGATTCATTCTGGTAGCTGTAAGTCTACATATAGTTCCCTATCTCCATTTACTTGGATTAGGTTGTTGAATTTTCTGAGTAATACATTGATAACGTGATTGTTAGTAATCTCTATTCACTGTCATCATGTGTATGGTATCATTCAGTCTTTTATTCTTGTTGCCATTAGTATTTTATAAATAGAATTAAATAACATTCTAAAGAAGTCATTCAGACTTCTTATTTTCTTTTTCATCATTTTCTACAAGGCATCGGTATGTTAAGTTAGTAAATAAATCTGATTAGCTAATTCAGTAAAGTGATTTTGTAGCATCAAAGTAGTCTGCTACCTCTTGTGCTGTTCGCTCTGCTGTTTCTACTATGAATTTTGAAAGGAATCATCACAAATTTGATTCTTGATTATAGTTTCCTACCATGAAAGTATTAGTATTCCAATTCCATCATTGCATAGTTCATTGCATTGCTAGAGAGTCATCTATATATACTTTTACATTATTTGTCTGTCATGCAACTCCACTATATGTAGCTGTGATTAAATGCCAGCTCCCATCTCTACCTGTATAAGAACCTAGATTTACATCCTCTCAATAATTACTAAGAGTTAATCATCTTGTTGGATTATCAGTATATCAAATTTGGAATAAACTATGATATGACCAACTTCATGCAGTTATAAACTGTGCATTAGTATTCTGATTAGCTATATTCTCCCAAAAACTTATAGTCCACGCATTATTTATATCTCATTGGTAAGGGAATGTTAGCTCTGTGCTTGTGCTATTAAATTGTGCTACAGGTACTGATGCTCATGTTCATGTACTTACCAATGACACACTTCATAAGTTATTTACAGTTAAAGAATTTCAGCTATGGTCTAATAAATCTGTTTCCATTGGTAAATATAGCATAGTATTCACTCATGGAGTCCGTCCTTTAGGTCGGATTTTCTGTTCCGTCCCATTTGGTCGTATGTATACTCATGTTAACTTGTAACCCATAACTAGAAAGAAAAAGAAATAAATTAGCTTCCCATTATTCATACTCTATATTCCTCTAACTCAGCATCTGTCAGAGATTTGTCCCATATTGCTAGCTGCTTTACGTTTCCATAGAATTTGTTTCATACTCACGCTCATATATTGATTGACTCGTTGATTGTATATGATGTTGTAGTTGCTGTTACCTGAGATGTGTCCCTGTCCATTTTTATATTTCGGCTTCAATCTATTCTTACTGCACAGAAGTGCCACTCTCATGTAGGTACAGTTGGCGCAGACCATTCACTCTCAGAATAATAACCTGCTTTGAAGAATATACCATTATTGTAAAATAACGCTCATATATATGGGTAGCTTCCACCATCCCAAGCGAGCCTAGCTCAGAATACAGTCTGGTAACCACTAGAAGTAGAGTGGTTATACATACAAGCTATAGTCACAGGTCAGCTTCCTATACTTACTCACGTGTTTATGTAGTCACTTCCTGCAAAATGTGCTGAGGCTTCTCATCATACTGTAGTATAACTAGGAGTTCATACCCAAGAGGCATCCTTTCCATTTCAACTAGAGTCAGTAGCATCTGTTTCTAGGATGTAGTATGCTATAGGACTTGCAGGTGGTACGAATCAAGCTGACACTCCACAAGTAGCAGTCAATCCATTCACAGTAGTAGCTGTAATTGTAGCTGTTCATGGAGTTACACAAGTTACTAATCCTGTTGTGCTTACTGTTGCTATAGTAGTGTCATCAGAACTCCATGTTATTGATTGGTCGCATGGTGTAGGAGTAAGAGTTGCTGTTAGTTGCTCAGTCTGTCAGATAGTAGTCAGACTTATAGAGCTTTTATCTAAAACTATACTTGTAGGGAATGGTATTCATATATAAGCATTCTTTAGTTCTGTTTCTGTATTGTTCGGATATAGATATACTCACATTACTTAATAAGAAAAGAAAATAAATCTGATTAACTTATTCAGTAGTCTCATTTTGTCTCATTGTAGTAGTCACTAACTTCTGTAGATGTCCATTCTTTATCTTCCAAAATTACATTTGAAATATATCCTATATAAGTGAATCAGCTTCCTCCGCTCTGATGTCATCATATGAAACTATAACCAGAATCTCATGAAACTGTAGTCACAGTTGAGTCATTTCATATATATACTCAATCCACATAAAGCTTAGCTCATCATGACGATGTATATGTACCAACCATATTGTGCCATGTTCAATCATTTACGGCTCAGTCTGTTATATTATATGCCACTCAAGTATATCTACTAAGAATTCATGTTCAGTTACTACATCCAAGAACAAAATCCTTGTTGTCAGTTGATGGGGCTATTTGTAATATAATAGAACTTGGATTAATATTAATAGTCTTAAACCATACCGAAACAGTCAAAGTAGCTAAAGTTCACAATGTTGGTAGATATATTTTCGTACTAGCACTCGTAAATGAAGCACAATCTACTCAATCTACAGTAGTAAATGTCGCTCAACTATTTGTAGCATCATTTCAATTTCAGCTTTGGTCATCAGCATCTGTTTCTAATGGATAATAGGCTATAGTATTGGCTCAAGGATGCCATCATGGAGTAGCTGCTCATGCCACAGTTAGATAAACTGTATTATTATCATATACTCCTAAACTTCCATAGTCTCATTCTGTTCACGCTCGAATCTTCATTCAGCTTTGTAATATATTATTAGGCTGACTTGACACTAATACATCTCATCCTCCTCCTGTTCCTACTGATTGCCATGCTGTTCAGTCCCATACTTTCATAGCACTGTTAGTTGTATCGTACCACAAATCTCATTCACTAGGATTACTTGGTGCTGTGTCACTTGATACTCAGTTCTGTTTCTTTGCTAACTCTCAATCTATGTAATTTCTTAGAGCTAGTAAGAGTGCATCTACATCAGCTTTGAAATAAATCTGTTTGAATGTTCCTGTTCAGTTATCTATCCAAAGTGTTCATTCATCTGCATAGAAGATTTTGATATTATCTCCACTAGTAGTTTCAGCACTGATTATAGTTCATGCTAAGTCCCATCAGTTATCTACTATCACTCTTCCTACATTTACTCATATAGGAAAAGCTGATGTAGGTGTTATCTCATCATCTAGTTGTAAGTCTACATAGATTTCATCATCCCCTGCATTATAGATAATCAGATTATTCTCATCTCTTAGATTCAGACTTATTACTTTATTCTCATCTATGCTTATAGCTTTCCCTCATGTGTAAGGTTTCTTTCATTCTACTACTCTTGTTGCCATTGTAGTTTAGTTTACTAATTAAATTAACTGTTCAAATACTGCTACTATGCTTAAATCTCCACTAAGTGTTGCAGGTAGAGCTTCTCCTAGGTCATCTGTCCAATTAACTAATCCATATCATTCTGCAGGTGTCCCTGTAACTGTAGTTGCAGTTTCTCATTCTCCTATAACTAATGCACCAGTTTCTTCATCTATTGAGATTTTAGTTCCGTATGGCACATTATCTATAGAGCTTTCACTTACTGTCCCTAAATCTGCATCATTAGGTGCGATACTTATATCGTATTCGTTTACTGTGCTATCAAATTGTGCTTTGAAATCAGTTTTCTTATAGATAGGTCCTACTGTTGGTTTCCACCCACTGAATGTATAAGTGTATTGTGCTGTAGCTTCCTTAGTAGGAGTATCTCCTGTGTATTCTGGAGTTTCTCATTCATCTACTTTTCAGCTTTCTAATACAGTAGTTCAGTTCATGAATCTGTATGCTACTTCCTCTCCACTGTCCCAGTTATAAAGGTCAGTAGGTTCGTTAGTTAAATAATACCCAACTGTTTCATCCTCTAACTCTTTCCATACTGGTCAATATTCACATACATCTAGGCTAGCACCTAACTCTTTCCACTCTATGTCATAGATGTAGAGTTTACTTCCATCATCATTAGTCCATACTTGGTATTCTTTATTAGTGTCCTTGTTTACTGCCCATACGATTTTTTTATTCTCTGTGTCCCATAGTCTTTTTAAGTTCATGTTTATAATAAATAAGTAATAAAAAAGTCTGACTATCTAGCCACGACCTTAATGACATCTCACGCTTGTCACATAACAAATGGTCTGTTTAATGCTTGCACTTGTCTGTTCCAAGGTAGATGTAACTCTGCACTAGGATTTAGCTCTATGAAGTCTGCTCTAGTTCCATCGTTCACTTGATTATCCTCTGTGTAATCTGAAACTAGAATAGAACTTGCGTTATCCTCATCTGCTGTTATACATAGAGAATCGAATAAAGCTCAGAAACTATCTGTTACTTTATCTCCACTAGTAATTCTGTCAGATAATTTCGCTTTCTCCATACCTATTTCTATAGGTAGCTCTATCCATTCTCCTGTCATCACGAACGTTGCAATCATTTCATATTCTTTAGTAAATAAAGTTTTTTATTATATTCGTCTGGCTCTTGTCACTTAGCCTCCAACTCTAGGTCTTTCACCATCTTAGCATTGGCTATAGTGGTAAGCTCAGCATTTTTTCTTTTTGTTTCCTCTAACTCATGCGTTAGATGGTATCTATTGGAGTCCTCTATATATTGCTTAGAGTTCTCATACTTAATTACTTTCCCTCACTCGAAGATAATGTTATCTTCCATTGTATAAGCTGTATTGAATTCCCTATACTGATTCCATAGTCCTGTCAGCCTTATATTACTCTTCATTATTATATTTCACTTGTCACTTACGTAAACGTACATTAGATAGGTATAAAGACTAAATCGTAATATATAGTAGCTGTAGGAGTATCTAACTCTGTACCTCACTCTAGCTTATAGAATGGAACATAATGCTGTCCTTCTACATGAATTTTCTCAATAACTATGTCGTCCTTGTTATCCACATATTCGTTATGCTCTCATACGACATACTTGGCAACCATCAGATAATCTCAATCGTTTAAGTTGAACATTCAAAGTCCAGCAGATTCCCTTCAAGAAATGAAACATTTTTCGTGGAAAACACTAGGTTGTTTCGTTGTCTTTTTCTCTAAGAGCTTCACTTGTTCTTGCAGATGGAGAATTGTTCAATTCTGTAATTCCACTATTGATTTTAACGTTGCTACTTCCTTCAGTAGCTCTTTTCTCTCTTTCCATTCTTCATCTAATTTCTCTCGTACTTTGTCTATGTTTCAATTAAACGCTTGGTGCAATTCTCATGAGTGTTTAAGTCATTCCTCTAGTCATCTTATAGAATCTGCATGTAGATTCATAATTCCTCTATGAGTTGCTAATACTCACTCTAGATTGTCACACCTTCTGTTGAACTCTGCTAGTTCTGCACTCTCAAATCAGATTTTTAATTCTATTGGTTTTTTGAATGCTTCACTCTCTAACTTCCATACATTCCCTTTCTTCTTCCCCTCCTGTAAATCCATATAAACACTCTTAACTTCCATAGGTTATCAATAGGATATAAATCTGAGTGTACTATAGTCAGAGCGTCTACATTTTTGAAATTAAGAAAAAAGACTGATTGCTCAGTCCTTTCTCTTTAGATATATAATATGGTTTATTTATATGCTATCTTATATATTCCTCATATATCACTAAGCCTATAAATATTATTCGTCAAAGCATGGTTGTATTTGGTTAGGGTTAAATCTATCTTTAATATAGATATTTGTTCAATAAAGTCAAGTCTTATTTTTCTTCTAATCATGTGTTTTTCTTGGTCTCCAATATTTGACCGTACTGAGCAGATTCTCATGAAGGAGTTACCCTAGTAGGAGTTGTATAATCAACTGGGTTATTAGAATATTGTGGGTTCTCTCATAATTTAGGTGTCTTGGACTCGTTCTCTATCTCTTTTACCCATTTATCAAACATATTCTTACTGTTTATCTCCCTTATTTTTTCTAAATTAGCAATCTGTACATCTGGGGTAAATCATTTTAATTTGTTAAGGATTTTAACATAATTTTTCTTAGCCCATTCACTTGTTATAAGTTTTTTAACTATTAATTTTAGCCCTCAGCTCTCTAAATCTCAATATAAAGCCAATAAATCTGTTGCATCTAATCAGCTCTTACCATACTTTTTAGCCAAGTCTTTTCATAAAGCATTTATTAAGAAATGCGACTTTTGAATATCTCTACTCATCTCTCTCATGTTTTCATACCCATTTTCCTCGGCTATTCTAGTAATGTCATCTAATACTTGTGCATATATGTTATCGTGTCTTTGAACCTTCTTAGGCTCGGTATCTTTATTAAATCACAATCTAGTCTTTTCTGCAAAATATCTCATTAAAAACTTTATTTCTGATGCGTTTAATTTTCAATATATTCTTGTGCTTCAATCTGGGTTTTTAACTTCTTTAAAATACTTATCTGCGATTTCAGACAATCTGTTAATAATAGCTGGGTCTCTTTCCATCACATCTTTGGCATTTCTAAGGTTCTCTTTAATCATCTCCTGCATTCGTGGGTTGTTTACATCGTACTCTCATTTTATTTCTTCTAAAGCATTCGTTATCTGGTCAAATAAAGACGACTTATATGCGTTTAATTTCATTATTGCTCACTCATCTCATTCTATTATACTTACTCTATTTAAGAAATCTCAATACTTTTCTCATCAGAATTTATCTTGAAAAGTAAGTTTTTCACTAGGAGTTAATTTATTCATTCTGGCAATAATTTCTCACTGGTCAGATAGCTTGTTACCTATTTTTTTTCATAACTTCTTTGCATCACTAGGGATGTCTACTATTCTCTTCTTAAATTCTTCGACCGTTGTTACTGGGTCTATTTCTTTCAATAACGTTTCCTTTATTCATCATCACTCCACTTTGCTTCTCCCCCCTCTTTTTTGAAAGAGTTTCATGAATCATAAAGTACCCACAAAAGCATCAAATTCTTGTTTTTCTTCTTCTGTCTGCAGAGTATTTCTATAGAAATACAATGGAGTGCTGTGGTTCACTAATCGTCATCATCATTGGAGAACAACTCATCATATTTCTAGTAAATCTGATATTCATGGGGTGTTCTCTCATACAGAAAAACTAGCTTTCATCCATGGTGCTGTAACTGTTATTACAGCATCTAGTCATGCTTCCATTCATTTCAATATAGCCCTCTGTACTGTTGGTTTATAAGTGTCTAGTCATTCTTCTGTAGAAATAGCGTCTCTAGCCTCTTGTTTTTGTTCATCAGTTAAAGAGTAGAAATCTGTTCAATAATTCATATCTGCATAGTTTTCTAACGCTCATGGTGTTTGGTCTCATTCTACCAGTCAAATTCCCCCCTGTACTACATTACGTACAAAATCTCATCAAGTATCTGCGAAAGATAAGAAGCTCTTTCATACATTTTTTACCCAATCAATAAAGTTGTCTGGTTCTGTTTCTTCTGTATCCATACTAACAGTTTCTTCTACTTGTGGTTCTCAATAGAATCATAGTTCTTGATATAAAGGATTAGGGTCACAAATCTGACTGTCATCTAGTACAAACTGCCATATAGCTTTCTCACTATCTGGATTTGCAGATTTATATTTGTTTACTAAATCTGGGTCTGGAACATTAGTGTAGTCCACTCATCAATTTTCTGGTTTAATCGCATAGTCCCTTATTCCTTGTGCAACTAGATATATTTTGAATGCTCTGTCGCATTTTTGAGAAACTCAATGATTAGTAGTAGCCAGTCATGAAGCATACACTTTCTTAGCATCGTTTTCTCTCTCCATATTGAACTTAGCCATCTGTTGTTCTCTGGCTTGGTTCTGGAAATCAATCATGCTATTAGCCCAACTTCTTAGATTTGAAGTGTCAGCTTGTCAGATTCTCTTACCCACATTTTGATTTTCTTCTAGCATCTTTTATGTTAGTTATATGTAAAATTAACTACCTGTTACTGCAGACCGTATGTCTTTACCTATATATTCGTCTACATTTATATCTGGTAGAACTGGTTTATTTCACTCACTTCACTTTGGTGCAGTATATTGGTATTTGTTTGGCAACTCTTTTATTCATGCTGTGTTATACATCCAATCTGCTACTTCCTTAGTCACAATTAAAGGTGGTTTAGTCAATGTAGCTGCATAATAGTTATCTGCTTCGTTTGCATTCTTGTTATATAGCGTTTTAGCAACTTGGATTGCAGCCTCTTTCATTGCTCATGCTCATAGATTAGCAGCAAGGATTTCTTTCTTGTCGTTGATTTCTTGCTCAGTAGGTGCAGCATTATTACCTTTCAAGGCTCATGCGTATTCTGATGCAAGTACCTCTAGGTTGATTAGTAATTTAGTATATGCTTCATCTGATAATTTATCTCTCAACTTATTAAGCATTCCGTTCCAATCTTTCCACTTCAAATTACCAAATTCGTCTGCAATATCATATATATCCATAGCAGTAGCGATGGCTGTTCAGTTCCTAGAGTTAGAACCATTCTTACTAGATGTGTTCCACTCTTTCTTAACCTTATCTGCCTGTCAGTAATCAGAGTCACTCCAATTAGGGTTAATCTCTTTTACTGCTGACAATATTTTCTCAAAGTCATCTCCATACTGTCTCTTAGTAACTGTAGCAGGATTCTTATTCAGATTTAATAATTGGTATACTATATTCTGTTGGTCGTATGTGAGTGAATCAAACGTAGGAGTGTCAGACAAGTCAAATTCCTCTCAGTCTTTTCTTTTCCATTTAGCTGGTTTATTTTTCAAAGTTTCTTCCATCTTTTTATCCTCTGCTTCTTTCCATGCTCTAGCTTGTGCATCTAAAGTCCTTTCGCTTACTCACATAGCTTTAGTCTGAGCCTCTAACCATGCTTTACTATAATCTCATGACAAGTATTTCTCATAGACTGGTGCGTATGTTTCATCAAAAGCCACACTACCTTGGTTCTGATTAACATAATATAACATATTCTCCATACTACCTCATTCATGTTGTAGCATCTTTTTGATTACTTCTGCTTTTTCATCGTATGTCATCTTAGACCATTTGTCCTTAGTTATTCATATACTAGATATATAAGACCGTCTTCATTGTCAGTTAGCTCTGTAGAATGGGTCTATACCATTTGCTATTCATCTATCTATAAGTCTGATTGTTGTTTCTACAGGGTCTCAAATAAGTTTAGCTGTATATAATGTAGTTCAGCTACCTGTAGTGAAAGAATCTCATATTTCGTAATCCACTCCTAATTCTCATCCTAACATCTTTGCTACATCTGTAGTCATAGCAGTAGGATTATTATTTCTCTCCGTTCTCATCTTAGCATTTCATGTTCAACTAGTTGTAGATGTTCAACCATTCTTTGCTACATATTCATCTAGTGCTAAACTGTCTTTCTTTAATTGGAACTCTGCCTCCCATTGTGCATTTGAAACTTCTGTCTTATATCTATTGTATGCTGCATTGTATCTATCTTCAAGAATAGAAAGCTGATTCTGTATCTCTTGTGATTTATTATTCATATAAGCATTAACTAGATAATCTGGTACATCTCATTTGAATTTACTATTAGCCTCTGCCCTCAGATTTTTAAGTCTGTTTTTTAGTGTAGCCATATCTTTCTCTATACTACCCATTAAGTCTTGTGCAGATTTAGCTGTATCATTTGATTCTAAGATACTATCTATGCCTTTTAAAAGCTGAGTGGCTGATGTTGTACTAGTTGCATTATTTACAGCATAGCTTGTTAATTCAGTGTTTGTATCTACTTTGTCTGCTACGGTGTTCATCTCTCATCCACTAGCAATAGCTGTAACGTTCTGTTGTCATCTCTGTTTCTTAACTTCTTCATTAACAGCTGCTATAAATTCTGGATAATATTTCTGTGCGTCTCTCCAAGTTTGCTCACTCCAATATGTAGCTCATTCTACTACACACGTAGCTATATTACTAACATCTTGGCTAACAAAATCCTGTAGAGATTTAACTCTACTTTCTTGCATAGCCTTGAATACGCTATTAGCATCTGATAATGTATCTATTCATTGTTTAGGGTTTCATTCTTCTGCTGTTACTTTACCGTAGAGTTTACCACTAGTATCTTGTACTATATCCTCAGCTTTAGATAAATCTGGTTTCTCTTCTTCTGGTTTGATTTGTCATAATCTCTTCCATACTGATTCAATAGTGTTTAGTCTATCAGCTTCTGTAGAGTTCATCCACTCATTCTGCTGACTTAGGAAATTAGCTACATCTTCTCTACTAGTTAATCATTCATTATATAAAGCTGATGCAATATTATCGTTTCTTCTAGCAATATATCATGCTTCCTTCCTGTTCTGCTGTCTAGCATTTTCTCCATAGAGATAGTTAGGGTCTAAGTCTGCAACAGTTAAGTCTGGATTATACTCAATATATGAGTTACTTACTCACTCCCCTGTGTATTTCTCATTCATTCATCCTTTCTGTCATTGCTGTGCTGGGTTACTATCATCTCAATATTGATAATAATTAAGATTAGCATTCTGTGGTCATACTTTTATCGTTCCATCGTTTGCACTACTAGTTTTAGCATTTTGTGGAACGGTACTACCTACCGTTTCTCATACGTTTTTTCACTGAGAGGCTTCATTATACATCTGCATTATCTGGTCATCTGTATAGCCATTATTTAGCAACGATTGATATGCTTTTGATTTCTTGTCTATTGCCATAGTAATTATTTATTATAAGCTAAATCTATATATTCTACCATTCGCCAATTCGCATACTGTCATAGTCTTCATGTACTTGAATCTATGTGATTCCCATTCTGGTCTTCCATCTTCAATTCTAACCAATCTCATTTACTTAGGTCACACTCTACATATCCATAGGTTGTCATTCTGTTGAAGAATCCACCATCTGCTCGTTCCCAATCAAATACTGCTCTAGGTATTATCTCATTTCAATGGTGCTGCTCTATGTAGCAATGTATCCTTGTAATGCTTGGGTCTATATCTACGAATTGTTGCTTATGTGCTATTCTGTATCTTCAATCCTTATTGATGGTACATGAAAGTGGATTAGAAGTCTGATTACTACCACTAGTTACATAAGTTCACTGTGTTTCATCTTTAAGATAGTTTGGGTCTGTAGGATGTGCTTCATATCATATCTCAAAGCTCATTCTTGATAAGTTAGGTTCTCGAATCTCTATTGTGTCTGTAGGAGTTCAGTCTAACTTAGTTCCTATAATCAGACTTCTTCCTGCCTTATCTGCATAATACTTATTAGAAAAGATTAGAGTGTCCCTCAGAGTAATAAACTGGTCATAAGTGGCTGGTCTATTATTGTCTGAGATTGGATACTCTCATGGAGTAGCTCTATAATCATGCTGTCAGTCTTCTAATAGTCGTTCCATGGTTAATTTATGTCATAAACGTTATTAACTTTGTCTTTTGTATGGTATTTGATGTCTATCTGCCTTACTATTGGTGTAGCTTTATGCTCGCTTCATCTAGTTATAACTATTGCATAAGTGATAGTCTGCCAATCAAACTTAAAAGCTGATTCTCAACTATTTAAGTCGTTGAATAAGTTGGATTTCTCCGTCCTTGTCTTTCAGTTTATCTGTTCGATGTGCATTACTTTATACCAGTTGTCACTAGTAGGAGAGGTAGGGTCTGTGTCCTTCCATAGATTGTTAGGAGAGACATAGATGTCTATTGTTCCATTATGCTGAGTATTAGGATTAAGCTCGTAGTTTAATCTAATCTCATCTAGCATTTTGGTTACTGTTCATCATTCCTTTCCTTCAAACTCCCTAGAAATCAGAATTCAGTCTTCTTGGTAGTCATCTACTCACGAATCCCATACTCTCATAGCATAGCACCCTTCTGATGTAGAGACATATAGCCGTCATTGATTCTCACATACTCAGTATACTTGCTTATTATTATATAGTCACCACTTCATGTAACCTCTGTCAAATGACTGTGGTTCATATGTAAATTGGAATAATCCATAAGCATCTGCTATATAGAATTTACCCATAGAATAAGCTGCACTTAATCCTACAGGTCATACAAAATATGGTGCTTTAGTATTTATGTCTAATGGGTCTAGTCATGCTCTCTGTTTGAATAACTGCACAGGTGTGGTTCAGACTAATTTATATAGGTTTACAAATCCATCTGTTCCATCTAAACTAGAGACATAATAGTCTATTCAGTTTATAGAATATACTCTAGTCACTCTTACTCCTGTAAGGTCTACTAAATTGTATACAAAAGTATTTCTTAGATTGTTGTTTCCTTGGTAGTAGTAAACTTTAGTATTCCATCCTTCATCTACACACCATGTCTTTAGATATTCAAAAGAACAAGTCAGACCAACAATTACTACTCATGGCTCATAAGTAAGTACCTTTTTCCATCCTGTAGTTCAGTACATTCAATCTACTAGATTCTGTTGGTCTAGTTCTGGATAGTATACCCAAATCTCTTGTCAGCATGCTACTACTAGTCTAGTATTGTTATAGTTTAGTACAGCAGTAATCTGACCTCTCATGACTTCTCATGTTGGATTTGGAGTTTCTATACTCTCATCAGAAGATTCTGGATGGTCATGTGGCAAATATATTTTCTGATTAGCACTACCATGAGAGCTATTAGTTCCATCTAAAGGTACACTAGTTAAATAACCGTAATACTTATTATCTACTGCACTTGTTCTATTGCTACCAAACCAATATCTGTCTTGGAAAACTACTCATTCTACTGCATCGTAGTTATGAGAGTAAGATGTTCATGCTTGTGAGTCGAACTCTTCCCATGAAGATGGAGTATGTGGACTACTAGCATTAGCTCAGTTATATTGGAATCTCTTTAATACTACATCGTCTCATTGTTTGTTAGTGTCTACAGGTAATGCCATTACTCCATTTATTCCTAGACTAAGTAAGTGACATTTCTTATATGAACTAGTGAAGTGTTGTGCTGTAGATAACTTTATTCAGTGTAATTCATCATCACAGTTGATATTCCTACTGTATTGGAAACTATGTTCCATTCAGTAATAGACATCCATTGCTGTTCAGTCTGTCCAACTAACTTGTGAAATCTGATTTGTATTTCTCTTTTCTCCTACTGCCATTATCTGTTTCTAGTAATGATAAAAGTATCTTAAATCTGCAAATCATTCATCTATTGGTCTCTTATCCTTGTTTAGTCAGTAAATATTATCATGTAGTGTACTCTCAAATTGTTGCTTGTAGTATGTTGCCAACTCTGGATTCTCTGCTTGATATAGTCTGAATGTCATATAGTCATCAATAGCATCTAGGAAATACCATGGTAGGTTTAGTTTAGCAATATCCATTGATGTTCAGCTATTAGGGAATGCCTCTTCATACTTAACTGGTTGCTGTACGAAATTATAAGCTAGTGTTAATCATCTATCTACATCTGCAGTAGGTGTTGGGAATATCTTAATATAGCTCTTATACACTCAGTCTTCATATTTAGGCACAAATATGTATCTAGGATTTCTCCTTGATATTCTACCCCATATCATAGGTCAACCATATTGTCTACCCCCTTGTATCTTGACATCTCATGTTTCTGGATAGTTCTTTAATGGTCTGATGTTATAATCTCAGAACTCCATAGGTTTACATACTCTATACAATGGTAGTCAGTTTTTATCTGTAGCATAAGCCACTCTTAGCTGTACTATTGAATAGAAGTCTTCTATATGGTCGTCAGCATCAAAAGAAGGAAGTGGATATTCATCTACTCCCTTTTTTATGTCTGCAAAAGTGACACTAGTTGATTGTTTTCATGAAACATATTCCAGTATCATCTTCTGGAATAGTAACATTCATTTATTAAACCATGCTAATCGTACTTTCTTGTTTACTTGCGTATCTCATCTTATTTCTTCTGTGCATCGATTGTCGTACATTTCTGCTATTGTTCCCATACTTACTTATTTAAGAGATAAATATAAGTCTGATTATTCTATTGGGAAAGTTTTACCCTTCCCAATATATATAAGCAAACTAACTAATCTAAGTTTTCTTGCCATGCGTAGTCAGTACCAGCTCTTGATTCGATTCTTACGATGAATAAGTCGTTCAATACAGCAGCACCGTACATACATTTCCATCCTACTGTAGCTCTCTGATTCAATGGGTCTTCAGTTCCAGCAGCTCAGAATGGTTTGTAGAAAGTTTGAAGATTTTGTAATGTTCAAACTCCGTAAGCACCATCTCTGAAAGCATAAGTTGGATATACATTGAAGTCTTCATCACCATCTACTGCGAATGGTTTTACATTAGCAGAGATATAGATGTCGTAATTAACTCCAGCAGTTACGAATCCATCTTTAATTCCTTTGAAGTCTTCGTAGATTAGTTTGTTCAACCAAGTATTAGTAGAAGATGATTTAGCATAATCTAAGAATACATTAGGGTGCATAATAATCTTGAATCTTTCTCCAGTCTGTCCTTGTGAAGCAAGGAATGTGCAGGCTTTAAGGATTAAATCTAAGTCCATAACATCTGCAGCAGTCAATTCGTCTCTAGCAGTAGCTTCTCCAGCGTAGATAACTCCGATAGAACTGTTAGCCAAAGTGTCTTGGATAAATTCATCGATAAGTCTTCCAGCGTTGTTAGCTAATTCTCTTCCTTGTGCAGCGATGATAGGTAACAAAGTTTCTACATCTAGTACATCTGAAATGATTGAGTAGTCTCCTAATTGAACAGGTACTGCAGTTACAGTTTTAACTACATTAGTGTGTCCATCTGGAGTAACTCCTTCAGTCAAAGCAGCTTGTTCAAGAGTAGTTTTCATTACTCATAAACGAGGCCAAGTAATGCTCTTGTATCCTTGATGAGATGCTTTAGTACCGAATCTCATGAAAACTGTTGAAGGTTCTCCATTTTCAAGGAAAGATTTTTTAAGTAAGTAAGTTAAGAAATCATTAACGTTTGAAACATCGTTAATATTGCTTGTTTGCATAATGTTAGCAGCACTTTCAGTTGCAACATTAAATCTGTCGAAATCAGGCATTGTTAAATAAATGTTAAAGCTAAATAAAAGTATTTAGCCAACCAACATTAATTACGATACCGAGATTGTGTCTTAGCATAGTTCAATAATTCCTCTGTGTTCATATCGCCTAGCTTCTTACCCCCAACCTCAGTTGTTGGATTGGCTCATGCGATAACACTTTTAGGTCATTCACTAGTTGTAGTTTCTGTAGGTGCTACAGTCTGAGTTACTACAGCTTTTCAGTGTTGTCACTCATACAAAGCACTTAAATCATCTATACTTAATGAACTGTATTTGTCTGCGAATGAATCGAAATCTCATTCGTATCCTTTACTCTTCATTGTATTGCTGAAATAAAGTTTCTTGTCTGCAGCTCTTCCAGCTATTTCTGCATCTAGTTTTGCCTGTAAGGCAGCCATCTCTTGATTATGCTTCTCTCTCATAGCAGCATATCATGATTTCTTCTGCTCTCATTCAGTGTTATCTAGTTCTTCCATATCAGTCATCTGATAATAAATAGAATGTAAAGTCAGACCATTCTACGAGTCCGAATTGATTTTGAGTCCTTACAACTTGACTATGATTGATTAGTTTAATGTCTTGCAACTTCGGACATAGAATATTTGAGAGTTTATTCTACTCATTCAACTTTCTCCCCTCTCATGATAGCCTCAGCTTTCTGGAGAGCTTCTTGTGCTTTCTTTACATCTTCTGGGTCAGTAGTTAGAACATTTGCTAGTCTTTCCATCTCTCCCATTCCTTGTATTAAAGCACCTAATACTTCATAGAATGAATATCAGTCTTGTTTAGCATTGAAACAGTTGTCCCTTGCTAATACTAGGAGATTCTCTTCCTGTTTCTCTTTTCTAATCTTCATACATTTCTTCAATACTTCCCATCACGGCATAGCGATGAGTTCTTTTACTGATTCAATTTCTTCATCAGTGAGGTCATCTGGATTTTTAGTTTCCTTCTCCTCCTCTTTAGCAGCTTCTTGGTCTGCTTTCATAATTTCTTCCTCTAAAGCCATTACTTATCTTTATTAAATAAAATGCTTTTATTATTCTGAACTATCCACTTGATAGGCTTACCATACGTAGTCTCCAATGAGTACTTCACTTGGTCTAGGAATAGTGTCTTATCTAGTGTATCCATTCACTCTGTCATGATGGCTATGTCTTCCTTAGAGAGCATTCCTATCCCTTTCTGGTATTTCCTTAAATAATTATGTATCATCTTTCTATATACTTCTTGCTTATACCTCTTCCTCTTAATCCTATCAATGTCTTCTATCTTGATTTTCTCCCTATATGGCTCTTCCTTGATTAAGTCATTGATGTCTCTAAGTATTTGCCACATTTTATAATCTCTCAGTTAAAAACTGTTTTAATTTCTCTACTATCTCCATATCTACATTATGTTTCTCTAGCCATTCCTTGTCTTTCTTGTAGATTTCACTGTTAAATCATTTCTTAATAAGATATTTTCTAATGTCTTCTGGTAACATGAACAATGGATACGGTGCAACTTGTGCTTCAAATTTTATTCTTCACACAGGTTTCTCGACTTTTGTTCATCCTATATCTCAAATTACTTTACTTTTTTTGTATTTAGTTCATTTAGTGGATTTTTTAAGACCAATTTCTTGTTTTGCGTTGATAATTGCCCCACTCAAATCTTCTGCATCGCTTATTTCATTTTTCACAACGGTACTAACTGTGTTTTCTTCAATTTTAGGCATTTTTTTTACCTCTTTTACCTTCTTTTTGATGGTAATCTTTCTCTTTGCTGGCATAATATAATATTATGATATAAATTAACCGATACCATTACTTACATCTAGTGACTGCATTCATCATACGTTCATAGATTCTCATCTATTAGCATGGCTTCATGCGTCAAATCATGTTCCACTGTTTACGTTATCAACAGTTCAATAATTTATGTTAGTTAATGGGTCGTTATTCTCTCATGCAGATTTAAAATCTGTTACTTTAGTCTGCTGTGCCATATTCATCTCTGTTGTCCCTAGTCACTGTGTTACCATATACTGTAACGCTTGTATAGCTCTAAACTTAGCATCTGTATCTTCTGCTCTGTTATAGTACCATAATCTCATTTGGATGTTACAGTCTACTGGAATATAAATTGATATATTCTGATTAAGTAGAAGTACGTCTTGTTTACATTGATAGTCTTCCATACTCATCTCTGTTATGCTATCTATCTCACTTTCATCTAGTCAGTTATAGTATGCTATAGCTCTACGTATATTATTTAGTAAGAATGGTGGTGTTCTAGGGTCATTTACTAGCATATTGTACTGCTCTGTATATGCTGCTTTCTTCTCATCATACATGATAGACTTTAATATTGGGTCTACTACCATGATTGAGAAATCTCACTTAATATCTTTCTTACTAACTTTCTTATATGTTCAGCTTAGTCCATTATTTACTCTACGAACTACCTTCTTACTAGAATTTCTCCAGTAATATAACATGAATGCTCTATATAGCTCTGCAAAGTCTTTAGTTCAGTAACTAAGTATCTGATTCTGTAAACTAGTAATCATGTTAGCATTGATTTTCTGTATCTTACTAGCTGTAGCTGTGTTAGGGTCAGAATTATTACTAAGTCCTAATCACTGTGCTGTAGCATTAGTAAATGATTCTGCTAATGCTTTGTTCTTAATCATACCAAGACTATTATATAAGTCTGAACTTATCTGTGTCTGTGGTAATTCATAAACCATACTAGAGATAGGTTTTGTAATGTCTCTCATCTTCACAGGAAACCATCTGTTCTTAATACTCTGATTCTTCAAAGTATTAATATTATTCATGAATACCTGCTCATCTATGAAAATATTTCATCCCATAGCTTCTCTAGTAACCTTAATCTTATATAGATTAAGTAAGAGTTGCTCTGTTCTATGTCAGTCTTCTACAATATTTACTAATGATGTTCCCCACCAATCCTGTGCATCATATGCGAATCAGTAAACTGCAATAGGTATAATATTATCTGTCTCTGGTACGTCATATATATCTAGTATCTGGTCGCATAGCATGAGAACTAGATATAATTTATTCTCTCCAGTATCTTCATCATATATATAAGTATAGTGATAGTGGATTGTGTAATGTCCAGTAGTAGAATTGTAACAAGTGCAGATATTCCTTAGGAATGCATCTTCTGTCTCTAGTCCATTTAGATATACATCATAATTATGTAATATCATCTCCTTGAAATCTGCATTAGCACTAACTGGCAATTCTTCTAATTGTTTATAAGTAATAACTCTGTCGAATCAGAAGAATGGGTAGTCTTTAACTAAGAGTGAACCATCATTATAAGGATAGATAAATCTAGGGTCTATTCTCTGTACGATAGGTACATTCTTTTTCTTGTCATACCCACTAAAAAGAAAAACGGCTTTTCAGTATTTAGCCACATCTTCTAGTCACATATATCTATCAAAATCCCAATGTTCATTCACATAGTCTGTCTTAAACATATCTGTGAAATTTCTTGCTTCCATTTGATATAATACATTCTCATCTTCCCATGATACATCTGGTTCGTTTACTATACAAGTAGCTTGCATAGTCCTTAAACAAGACCAGAAAATCTGACTCCTTAATAACTCATCGTTCCTTTTAGTTGAATATATATCTTTTTGACTCATAAAAAGAGAGTTTTTAGAACGGTTAGCTTCATAACCATGCCTATACTCTCCTATTATTTTCTGTCTTAACTCATCTGTTAATTTTACCATTTATCTGGCTATAGAAGTTAAATAACTGCTTATCTCATCATCAAAGTATTTCAAGTATGGGTACATCCTCATTATCATAGTATCTAATAAGTCTGGACTCCTTCAGATTCTTGCCTTCATTTTGTCCTTAGTCTCTATCCTAGTCTTACCATCTATACTCTTCTCGTCTATATAACAGTTCATCATCTCCTGCGTTAGAATTTCCCAATCCCTATCGGAATCCAAATGTTCCCATTTAATCGCAATTTCTCCTTTCTGCACCTTTTCTTGTAGTAGGAATGCACATTGACTCTTTAAGTTAGCATAGTTCTGCTTAGCACCAGTCTCTATAGGTTTAGCATTGTTCACAAACCCTGTAGAATACGGTATTCAGTCCACTACTCATCATCCTACTCCATCGGCATCTATAATTATGTTCCTAGCCTCAATCTCGTACTGGTTCTGAATCAGCTTTATAGATGTCTTTACATCTTCTACACTACTTTTAGCATAAGTCCATACTCTTATCCATGTATTTCATCTCCGTAAAGAGATTCTAGTCGTATCTTTTCAGAATCTGGCAACATCACAGATAAGAAAGTATTGGTCTCCATGAGATTCGTTCTCTTTTAGTCTGTCCAAATCTCATTGCTTGAATAATAACCAGTTGTTATCATCAAAGTCCCACTGTCAGTATAACAATCTCTTCTTAGTCCTTTCACTAGCTCTCTCTAGGTTCTGAATATATCATTTGTCTATGAAATTGTTGGAATACACTAGAGATGGAATAAAGACAGCTTGTTTTCAGTCCTTATGTTTCCCTTTGTAGTACCTTTCATAAACATGTCATGGATTAGGGTTAAATGTTTCTAACACTTTACCTAATATTCCATACTCCTCATTCTTGAATCTTCATACTCTGGTTTGTAGGATTTCGATTCACTCTAAAGGACATTCAGCACTCTCTTCTACGAAAGCTCATGTAAGTTCCAGACTTCAGAATCTGTTATACAATGGGTCTTGTGGTAAATAGCATCACTCCCTTAATAGTATCTGACTACCATTGGGAAAGGTTATTACATTGGATACGTTATTAAGTTTACCTCTCATGTCTTCTGGTATGTTGTAGTCCCTGTAGAATTTCTCTAAGGAAACAACAGAAGTCTGCTTGATATTCTTAATAGTATCACGTACTAGAGCATATCTGACTCATGGATATTGGTTACACATTCTCCATAACCAGATGATTCATAGATAAGTCTTACCTCATCATGCTCATCATCCATAACCAACAGCTGTATGATAGTTGTCTAACAATACTTCAAATGCTTTCTGTTGATTCTCTGTCAGTTTTATCTCTACGTTTGGCATTATATTATAGGTGTCTACATTTTAAAAATAATTACTTAACTTTTTTTGCTGCCTCTTTCATCTCCCTAAGAAGATTCTCGTAGTCCTTCTTCTCTTTAAGTCACTTCCTCCATCTCCTCTGTCTAATAGATTTAGGATTCTGACTTAATCATTCTTCATCTTCTGGGGGGATTCTCTTCCCTATCCATTGCTGAAATTCGACGAGTCTAATCTCCTTAATACCTCTTCCTCATTCTCCCATGGCATCTGACTCTCTGAGGAAGTCGCAGATGTATCAGAGACAGAGCTTACATTTATAGGTGTCTGAGAGTCACTGTTTGACTGGTCTGCTCATTCATTACTAGGAACTGATATAAATTGAACTTTAGGTAAGTCACGTCACTGCATTTCTCACTCATCTGTTAATCATGGTACTGTGTTGTACCTGTTCTTATCTCTTAACTCTAGGTATCTTAGTGCTGTCTTAGCATCTCATTGCCATATCCTCTTCATCACTGCAGTCCTTGCCATCTGCTTAGGAAAGTTCCTAGCTCTATCCATCCTTAGAGCGAAATCTGGGTCTTTCTTGTAATAGTGATAATATGATGGCACGCTTATACCTGCAGCATCACATGCTTCTCCAATAGTAAAATCTAGTCTGAGACAATCCTCTATGGTCTTAAAATGTTCTTCAGTTATGTGAGCATTTCATTTTAACCTTAGATTTTCATCCATGTTTCTAGGCATCATCTCATGTACTGTCTTAACCTTAGATAGCTCTGATTTGTCTGTTATCTCTCTACCTACTACCATCCCTTAAATAAATATATAAATCTGAATCGTGCTGTTCTGCACCATACCTTTAACAGCTCATGTCATTCCAACTTGCTCTTATCTAGTGGAGTGTGGATAGCTCTGTATAAATCCCAATGGCTTCTCTTTAACCTTGAATAGAAGGCATTGTAATCTACATAAGGCAAACCTCTCTTCTTCATAAGAGTCTTATGCACCTCCCAGCATTGCTTTGTGTTACCTCTTATTTTGAGATAATCTCTAGGATAAATGAATCTCTCCATTTTCTTATAATTAGAAAAAATAAAGACATTAATGCCTCTTATCATACTCTGTCCATATTTCTCTCCACTTCCTCTTTGGCTTATGTGTCTCTAGGAATGTGGCACTCTTACTCTTCCATAATTTCTCATTCTCCTTAATCAATCTAGGCATGACCTTCTTTAAATCATACGCCTTACCCCTTCACTGCACAAAATCTGTAGCCAATCTCCTTAATCTCTCTGCTTTTCATTCACCCCACTTCTTGTTTATGTTCTCATCATATCTAGCATTGGTTTTCATCTTTAATGTAGGATTTCAGAACGGTCATGTTATCTTATTACACGTGTGACACTGTGCATTAATGTTCTCCTTCTCTAAACATATATTCCTAAACCTACGACTAAATCTATGTCATCATGCTAACCCCTCCCATGAACAATAGGTGTCACATGATATACATCTACCTTTACCATCCTCATCCGTATCCCTTAGCTTGCTATTCTCCTGTGCTAACTCCATAGCAAACTGTATAGGCTTTATCTTAGGTCATGCTCATCTATATACCTTAGGTGGCTTGTTCTCTATCTCCCTTATCTCATTCATCATCCCCCTATGATACTTCTCCTCCATCTTCCTAATATATGCATCTCTCTTCCTATCCAACTTTAATAATTCATAATCTCATCTCTTATCCCAATCCTTCTTCTTGTTCTGCTTTAATATCTCATATCTATACTGAGCTTTCAACCTCATCTGCTCAGTCTTCTTCTCCCACTTTAACTTTACACTTTCCTTAGTCCTCTGCATTAAAGAAAAAACTCTGTAATAAAATCACTATGTACTAGTTTAAAACTAGTAAGAGATTAGTGACTCTATCACAGAGCTTTCTTTACGACAATTCAGACTTATAGTTATTTTTCTAAATTGCAAGAGATTTTTCTAAAAAGGCAACTCTGCCAACTCCTCATTTCTCTGAGCTATTATCTTCTCTACAGCATCACACTCTTCCTGTTCTACCTCTCAAAACTCAAATTTATATCTCTCATACATTCCATCCCTAACTAACTCTTCCTTCTGCTGTATTCATCTGTTTAAATCATACTGAGTCTGTCAAAATACCTTTCAATCTACAAATTTCTTCCATTCCTTAAATTTCTCATAAAAGAAAACTAGATGGTAGTACATTCACATATAAACCTCCTTCTCCTTAACCAGCTTTTTATATGCTGCCATTAACTTCTCATTCATCCTCTTTAACTCCTTTAACTCCTTATCATCTATCTCTGCCTTTACCTTTGGCTCAGATTTCTCTTCTACTTTCTCTCATTCTCAAACTAGATAATACATCTCTCATTCCTTGTAAACCTCTCAACGCTTTATCATCCTCTGAATCAAACTCCTGTCATTTACGTTTTTGTTTAAATACTCCAATAACGCTCTCTGCGTTTCAAATGCTTGTGCCATCGTTTCACTGTAAAATATAAATGTGTAGTACCTGTGTAGTACGTATCTACATATGTAGTGTAGTATTGTTTTGCCAATTTTCAAGAGATATTTCGATACTACGCTACACTCAAACACTACGCATTTTTACCCCCAAAAAAATTTTTGGCGTAGTACATAAAAACGTGAATACTACACATGCGTGACACTGTTAGCTTGAATTCAAGTCTTTACCTACTGTTACACATATTTTTGTGATGTGTAGTGTTTTCTTGGTGAAATGCTACACTCTTTTCCAAAAAAATAGCGAGACACTATCTATAACAATCACCCCCCACACGCAATTTGGGGGGTGGGGGTTCTGCCCTTTCACTAGTTCAGCACTGTCTTCTATGCCTCTCCACACACTCCACACGCACAAAGTGAAAACCGAAAACGAGAAACCAGTTGGGAACTGGGTTTTTTATTGTTTTTTTGTTCTTTCTTGCATTATAAATACGCAAACAGCAAGAAAACACCACGAAATAAACTAAAACTAGATAAAGGATGTAAAGACACACAAGACACGCAAGACATGATACATTATATTATATATTTAATTGGTAAGGTGGTAAAGGTATAAAGTTAAAAAAAAATCTGATTATAAAACGTTGATTGTCTAGTTATTCAATAAATATTTAAAGTCTAGTTATATTTTATAAATCACGTCGGCGATATTCTGAGACGCTCAACAGCCGATTTTATTTCTTTTTCTCCAGTTCTCATCTGATTATATTCTTTTTTATGTTTTTCTCTTGCATTTTAATAACAAATATATATACTATCATTAGTCAAGTAGTAGACACTGTAAACGCACGGACGCAATCCAAACGGCTTGACGCTATAATATAGAGCTTGTCTATAGGTTGCTACTCTGAGACTGTTTATATTCAGCAAGTAGCAAGACATCAAATATAATATAAACAAGCTAAAAATCTGATAGACTTGGAGGACGCAAGCAATACGGAGGTTTAACAGTTTCAACAAATCGAGTCAAGGGAGACTGGGAAAAGTCGCTAAGAGCTGGCTGGGAGTGAGTAATTTTTAAAATGTCCATTTTTTCGGATTGTGTTTTATATTCTGAAAATATGGACGTTTTAAAGTCCATTTTTAACCTTTTTTCTATTATACCATGAAAACAGTAAAAATCAACGGTACAACGTACACAGTCAAAAAAGCTGAGCCTTATTTTAACGGTAAAACGTCTATTTTTGACTTATACGATAGACCGTCTACAACTAAAGTAGCAATTTTCAGAGAATGGCAAGAAAAACTAAACTCTATTTA